GCATTGCATCGCCTTGGTATGCGCCAAGCAGTGCTGTGACCATCTGCGGGGCCATACGTGCAGCACCAAAGTCGGTGTTCAGGTTAAATTCAACGTCCTGTGGTGCGCCGACCCATTCGGCCATCCAATTCAGAGCGCGGGTGATAGCGTCCGATGCAGAGCGGCTGATTGACGCAAGCACTGACCGTTCGCCAGCGGTCTTTAATTCGACCGTGCCAAAGGCTTCAGCGGTGCGCTTATCGTCGGCAAGCATCCGTGCGCCAAGCACTGCCATGCGCTGTTCTTTGTCCTTTAGGGCTTCGCGCAGCGTCTTCAGGCCATCGCCCTTAAATTCAAGATAGCCAGCGTTGGCGGCAGGGTCGGGGAATATCCATGCGCTCATTGAGCCGACCGAAAGCGTCGCGCCTTCTGGAAGCTGCACACCCGCAACATATGGGGTTGGCAAGCCAGTGAAGTGCAATCCATGCTCATAATCTGCACTGTTGCGATAGTGGCCAAGGTTCGTGTCTACCAAGTCCAGCAATGGCGGTTTCTGCACTGTGGCAGTTGCGCTGTTGGCCCCAAGGATGACGAACGGGATGTAACGCAATGTGCCGCCGTTTCGTGTTGGCAATATTTCGCTAATCAGTTCGTTGTCTTCGGTCATTACGCGAACGCGATAACCTTTGTCCGTCAGGTCAAGGACGCGATATTGCGTAACCTGATTGGTGGTAAATTCGTTTTCCTGCACATCGACAGTTTCTTTAAGCACCACAAGCGTCAGCACCTGTGCGCCATTGATGTAGCTGACGCGCCAGTTGATGATGCTTTCCGCTGTGTAATAGCGCAAGAATGGGCGGATGTTTAACGCTTCCGCAGCGGCAATCGTGATATTGGTCGGTGCATTGGCGGGATAATCGACCATGATGCCGACGCGACCGACAGCAATCTGTTGCTCGACAACCTGTTCGCTAAATTCGCGCAGATTATCGCCAGCAAGCGTTATGTCATCAGCATAAGGCTCAATCGCGGTGGGCAGCTTCCATGTAGGGTCTTTGGCAAATATCATGCCCGTGAAGGCATCCAGTGTCCGTGCGCTTGCGTTGAAGAAGCCAGCCCGTTCTTGATACGTTACATATTCAACATCCGTTTGGCCTGTCAGCCGTGGCAGATAGTTGTTCGTGTCAAACGATGGGTTGTAAAGGCTTCCAGTGTAGCGCGTGTTGCTGACATAGTTCTGGATTAAAGCATCCCGCCCAGCGATGACATCGCGGCAACGCTTCCACTTAAAGCGGTTAGCGTCATATTCGGTGTTGGTGTTGGAGACAGACATTTACACCCCAGAAATTTGAGCAAAGGATACCGTTCCTCTACCGATAGCATATTTATATGCAATAAAATAGCCGATAGCATCATTCAGATGGTCAAAGCCGCTTGATTTATCTGGCTCGCCATTTTTCGCGTATGCTTGGCGCTCCAGACCTTCAATCACATTAGGGCATTTGTCAGGATTGACCAAGAGCCTTCGCTTGCCTTGGTTATAAATCATCTGATTGACTGCCATAAGCCTATCTTTGACCGCAGGGTTTTTGCTGTTTGCCAATACCGTGAAGCCAGCCGACCGAAGCAGCGTCAAATCGGATAAGCTGGCGTTGACGCTCTTGGTCGCGCCGCCCGATGCGTCAGGGTAAACCGTTATTTGATGCCCAGCAAAGCGTTCTTGTAATACCCGTATGAGCGTTGGCGTATCGCGCACACCCGATAATTCATCCAGTGCCAGCGGGTCGTTGTTCCGTATCACGCACACGACGGCGCTCATGTTGTTGACGTTAAAGTCAACACCGATGTGGAGCGGCTCGCGCTGTTCGATGGTCGCAAAGGTGATATTCAGTTTGCGGTCAAACTCTGGATATATGCTGCCAGCCGTTAGGTTGACGAACTCGCCATCAAGGTATGCAGCAAGCAAGCTGGCGCTGTAACTGTTCTGCAAGTTCTGAATGTAATCAGGCGGAAGGTTGGCGGCATTGTCGGATGTCTTGGCCTTATACAGCGAATATCCTTCGGCCTTGTTCTTCACCCAGCGGTCATAGACGAAGCGGAAGCCTTCAGGCGTCGTGGCAACACCGACAGTATTGCGAACGGGCTTGCCGCCGATGGTAAATGCCTTTTGGCGGTTACGGGCGATAATCTTGTTCCAGACAGCCCGTGCCTTTTCGATGGGCAGCGTATCAAGTTCATCGACAACGCTGTGGGCGACTTCGTAACCGACGATGCGGTCAGGCTGTTCCATGTTGCGGAAGATGATGCGGCCCAGTTCCGTTTCCAGCACTGCCTTTTGCTGGTTCAGCTTGAACGGGATGCCGTTGCGCTCAAACAATGCTGGGAAGCGTTGGAAGGCGATGTCTTCAATCAGCGGATAGGTGGGCAGATAATATGCCACATCCTGATACGGGCAGTAACGCTTTAAGCGCATTAGCCGTGCGATACCCGCAGCCGTCTTGCCAGAACCAAATCCACCGACGAACGCAGGAAATGGGTCTGTGCTGTATATAAAATCCCTTTGGCTTGGCGTGAAGGTCAAAGCCAATCTTCGTCCGTAATGGGCTTGAAGTGCATATTGACAGCCAGCTTGGTCGGTTCGTTATAGCCGTGCATGATGTTTAGTTCTTTGACCGCAGCCGTCATCCCCGACGATGCCTTGGCTTCCAGCGCAATGCGGTATGCGCTCATTAAGCCCTTCACGGACATTTCGCGTGTCCATAATTGCTTTTCGGCAACCTGTGATTTCAATTCAGCAACCCTTGCCGCAACCTTTCCGTCGCTCATAAGCACAGATGCCTTGGAATAGATGGTGTTATCCTTCATCCTTTCAGCGTCATATGCCATGCGATAAGCGTCTGCTTGGCCTAAACCATCAGCTATGCCTTGGCAGAATGCTTCTTGCTTTGCGGTCAGTTTAACATCAGCCATCAAAGGCTTCCCCTGTTTCTGCGTGGACGGCCTTCTTACCAGTGAAGTCCTGCCAACGCTTGATAATTACGTCACAGTATTTTGGGTCTAATTCCATCATGCGGCAATCACGATTATGCTTTTCACAGGCAATCAATGTAGTTCCAGTTCCACCAAAGCAATCAATAACAATGGCGTTCCTGCCAGTAAAATTGGTGATAATGTTTTCGGGTAAATATATCGGAAATGTCGCTTTATGGATGCTTGAAAATTCATTGCCAGAAGCGTTAGCGCCTTCAATAACATTCCAATATGTGCCTTGCCCAAACTGCGGATTGATAAACTTCCGCTTTCCGTCGCCAAAGCACAAAATGAACTCTACTAAATTATTGATAACGCCTTTTTGAATATGCGGCGCAACAGTTTTCTTTTTCCAATAAATCACATCTTTGAACGTGTCGCCAAACTCGTTCACCAATTTGAAAATCGTGCGTTTGTTATCTTGCACCAAACCAATGTTATAAAACACTTCATCCGACACCGCCATTAAGCAATTCATGTTAGCAGTCAGAAAATCAAAAAATTCACTTTCCGTTTGGTTATCATCAAATGAGTTGTATTTTTTGCCCGTTCCAGACTGGCCTTTAACATTTAGCGAACCAGCATTGTAAGGTGGTGAAGTAAAGCAAATGTTAGCTTTTTTACCATCCATCAGCTTTTCAACGGCGTCGATGCTCGTACTATCACCGCACATCAATCTGTGATTGCCCATCACCCAAACGTCACCAATTACGGTCTTTGGCGTTTCAGGAACTTCAGGAACAGCGTCTTCGTCCGTCAGTCCTGCCGTTGGTTCTGGCTCCAGCAATCCATCAAGGAATTTTTCATCAAAGCCCAATAGGTTAATATCGAAGTTCTCTAAGTTGAGGTCTTCAATTTCCGCCTTAAGCATATCCATATCCCACCCTGCGTTTAGGGCAAGCTGGTTATCGGCTATCACAAGGGCGCGTTGCTGTGCCTTTGTCAAATGGTCAATAATAATGGCTGGCACTTCTTCTAAGCCAAGTTTTCGTGCAGCCAATAGGCGTCCATGCCCCGCAATGATGGTATTGCCGCCATCAATTAGAATGGGGTTCGTCCACCCAAATTCTTTTATGCTGGCTGCTATCTGCGCCACCTGTGCGTCGCTATGCGTCCGACTGTTTGCTGCATATGGGATAAGTTCCGATACGCTGCGTTGCTCAATCTTAACGCTCATCAATAGCCTCCATTTATACTGCGCTTGTCGGCGCTTTCACCGACCAAAATAAACGATTTCGTTGTAACTTCCCTTGTCCCCCAAGAGTGCATTTTATCGCCGCACCTTGTGCAATTTGTCGGTTCGTTTTTGCCTTCAGAATGAAATCCGCAATAACAAGCAAACTTAGTTACAACCTCAATCATGTCGTTATACATCCTTTTTCATTTTGGCAACCGCCGCATAATTATCCGACAAACTCTTTCCATTGCCAGTTTGCCCATTGGCGCATTGCGTCGCTTGACCATTCATGCTTGCGCCATTTGGTAAGCAGTGCCGCTTTATCTTTGTTCGCGCTTTGCTTGTGGCGTATCAGGTCAGTCATAAAATCCGTCGCCGTCAATTTCATCATCGCAATCATAATCCAAATGGTCTGGCCTATACCCATCAAGGATAGCTTCGAGTGCGACGGCAGCAGGGCCAGTGATTTCCCTTTTGCCACTCATCCATGCGCGAACAGTCGTGCTTCCAGATGTTCCGCTTAAGCGAAGCGCGTCAGCTATTTCACCAACGCTCCAGCCAAGTTTCTTCTTTGCATCCTTTACGTCTTGTGCTGTGATTATCATTTCTTTTCTTCTGCCTTTGCCATTTTTTGTAATGCGTGAAGGATTGTGGAATGGTCGCGCTTCATAATGCGGCCTATTTCTGGTGTGCTGAACCCTTGTTCACGGAAAAACTTTATACATTCGTGGCGCACTTCGACCAGCACCTTAAAGCGTCGTGGCCCAAGAATGTCGTTCCTGTCATATCCGTAATCGGATGCAATGTGGTCAATGATTGTTAGGTTTCTTTCGCGTGGCGTCATGCCCCTTGCTCCTGCTTTTTAATGGCGATGGCTTCGTTGTAAATTTCGTTCCAAATGCTGTGTATTGTTTCAATGCGGTCATAATGAAATGTGCGGTCAATGTTGCATTTTTCGGTGTTCGAATAATCCTTGCCGTTTGGCGTGACGTTCAATAAATTTTCAATGGCATACTTTAAGCTGGCAACGGCTTTCAATCGTGGGTCGATAAGGTCAGATGCGCTTGAACCGTTTATGTTTAGCGTTGGGGTTATCATGCCGCCGCTCCTTTATCTGCGCTGATAGTTGGGGCCATTGAAAAGCGACCCCAAGGCATGATTTGCTCAACGCCATCCCACACCTTGATGCCGTAACGCTTGCCGTCTGTATCAGTGACAGTCTTTTCGGTGCGCTTGGCAATACGAACACTGATAATCGTGTCGTAATCGCAAATGCTGCGAGTTGAATATGTTGTGTTAGGCTGAAACTTAACCATGATGTTTTTCCTTAATGGCGGGGCAGAACCCCTGTGGTTGATGCCCTGTTATATAAAGGCAATTAACATATGTAAAGCACTTTTTTCATTAAAGTGCATTTTTATTTGTTCCAGCAATCAACCATGAAGTTGGCCCAAGCCATCGTGAATGCATCGTCGGCATCGACAGAAAAGGTAACTGAACGATTGTTGGCCTTAACCTTAACGGCGTTGGGCGTGCTGTCTTCTGGGAAATCCTTGAACGTGTCAGGATTGCGAACATCGTCGAAACAATCGTGCATGGCCCAAAACTTGTCTTCGGTGCAGTAAACTTTGAAAGTTGTAAAATTGGTCATAATCAAATTCCTTATGTGGCGGGGCGTTGCCCCCTGTTGATGTCCCCTTATAAAAAGAAGTTCACATGATGTAAACCCCTTTTTTCATTTATTTCGCATTTATTCTTCTTTCACGAAAATGCCGTCCACCATCCGACCCTTGCGGTCTTTGATTTCGTGCCATGCGTGAACGACGCATTCCTCAATTTCCAAATCCTTTTGCGCTGCCAAGATGGTCAGCACGACAAAGGCGTCACCGATGCTGTCCATAAACTGTTCGTCCTTGCCCTTGGCGATGGCTTCGGCCAGTTCCCCGATTTCCTCAATCAGCTTGACGAATTGGGCTTGCACGGTGCTGCCAGCAATCAGGTTGCGGTCTTCAGCCCATTGGCGGATTAGGTGTCCATAAATCATTAGTTCATCCCTTCTTTGGTGTTCAGTGATTGCAGTAATTCGTTCTTCAGTTCTGCCAGTTCGTCGGCTGTGATATATTCTGGCTCTTGCTTGGCGATGCGCGGCGCGTTGAAGTTATCGACCTGTGCCTGTGCATGGCGCAGTGCCTCCTTTGACCATCGCACCGCTTCAGGTTCAAAATTACAAATGAACGGCACAATCTTTGCAGGATGGTCGCACGTTCGTCGGGCTTGCTCACAGGCGCGGCGCAATATCTGCAACGGAACGTCGCTTATCGTCATGATGGCGGCTTTATACCAAGCTGTCCGTTCCGCCTCCTGCATACCCGATGGAGCGCACAGCATCAGGCACGGTGCTAATAGTGTGATGATTTCCTGTGGCGATGCTGGTCGATATTTGCCCTGCGCTGCTTTCAAAGCTTCCAGTGCCGCCTGATATTTCGTGCAGTGCTTGTCGGGCTGCTCGCTCTGAAGTCCCAATATCGCTGAATTGTCCCTTGGATAGTTTGCCATTTCGTTGTTCCTTTACCCATTCTGATTTGAAGCCCTGCCATCCCCGTTCAATGGCCTCCGTGATTGCGGCTTCCAACGTCCACCCTGCCAACGCAGCTTCACGCTGAATGCCCTTCAATGCGGTTTCAGTAAAAGCCGCCTTGCGATGGTTCTTCCAATCCTTCCAAAGCTGGTCAG